CTGGCCGGGCTGCCGGCGGTGGATGCGGGGCGGAGCGTTCGGCACGGGCTGGTGTTCGTGCCGATGGTGTGGATACGCAACCTGCCGGGCGGGGTGGCGCCGGACGGGGCCTGCACGTTCCGGAGCGCGGTGGAGACGGGGATCGAGATTGACTACCAGCTCAGCCAGGCCGGGCGGGGGCTGAAGTATTCCAGCGATCCGACGCTGCTGATCAAGGAGCCGGCGGGGTTGGAGGGGGAGCTGGTGCGGGGCGCGGGGAACGCGCTTGTGGTGAGCGAGAAGGGCGATGCACGGCTGCTGGAGATCGGCGGGACGGCGGCCGGGGCGGTGCTGGATTACGTGCGGGTGCTGCGGGACCTGGCGCTGGAGGGCGTGCATGGCAACCGGGCCGATCCGAGCCGGCTGGGGGCGCCTCAGTCGGGGCGGGCGTTGGAGCTGATGAACCAGGGGCTGGTCTGGTTGGCGGACAACTTGCGGGTGTCGTACGGCGATGGCGGGCTGTTGCAGGTGCTGCGGCTGATCCTGCGGGCGGCGCAGGTGTATCCGTTGCAGGCCGGGGGGCAGGCGGTTGGGGCGCTGGACCCGGAGGCGGCGCTGCGGCTGGTGTGGCCGGCTTGGTATCCCGCGACGAGCGGGGACCGGGCGACGGACGCGGCGACGGTGCTGTCCCTGGTGCAGGGCGGGCTGCTGGGTCGCGCGGCGGCCCGGCGGTTGCTGGCGGCGGATTGGGCCGGAAGCGACTTGGATTGCGGCGTCGGGGATGGCGAAGTCGGGACTGGCGAAACCGGGAACGAGAAGGGGGATGCATGACGGACCCAGTGGTGGATTCGATGTTGGGCGTGGCGGCACCGGATTTGGCGGCGGAGAACGCGGTGCTGCGGGCGCGGCTGGTGCAGGCGGAGTTGCGGACGGAGGCGGTGCGGGCGGGCATGGTGGACCTGGACGGGGTGCGGCTGATTGACCCGGCGGTGGTGAAGCTGACCGAGGATGGGACGCTGGCTGGCGGCGCGGCGCTGATGGGGCGGCTGGGGCAGGACAAGCCGTGGCTGTTCGGGCGCGGGGGGAGCAGCAGCAGCGGGGCGGCGGCTCCGGTGGCGGCACCGGCTGCGCCTCGGTCGGCGATGGACATGGGTGTGGAGGAGTGGCGGGCGGCGCGGGCCGAGCTGCTGCGGCGGGGCGGATGATCGGGGTCGCCGGGCTGGCGGAGGCGATTGCGCGGTTGCGGGATGCGGAGGTGGCTGGGGTGATGGGGGTGGTGTTGGAGGCTCAGGCCGGGCTGATGGCGGAGGCGGTGCGGGCGGGGTTGGGGACGGCGCCTGGGGGCGACCATACGCGGCCTTGGCTGCGGACTGGGGCGTTGCGGGAGAGTGTTGCGCCCGGGTCCGAGGGATTGCGGGCGGTGGTGGGCAGCAGCGACAAGGCGGCGGCACCGCAGGAGATGGGGACGGTGCATATGGCGCCCCGGCCGTTCTTGCAGCCGGTGGCGGCGGCGATGGGGGCTGGGGTGGCGGAGGCCGTGGGGAGTGCGGTGGCGGAGCGGTTGCGGGGCAATGCGGCGGGGTTTGCCGGCAGTTAGTGCTAGTTGGACCCGCTGTGCCTGAGCCGTTTCGACGTGTTTGCAAGGCGGTTTTGGAGAGTCGCGGGCTGTCGAAGCGTGATCACTCCGGATAGTTTGGGTATGGCGCTGTGGTGGTGGCCTGGTGCCGGACCGTCCGGTTCCACAGACTGATCGTGCCGCCTTGCAGGGCCGTTCCCGGCTCTGATGGTCCCTGGATTGCCGCGTCGCTTCGCTCCTCGCAATGACGAGCGGAGCAGCTAGGAAATATGAAAATAATCCTTGACCAGCCACCCCAGGAAATTGATACCTCTTAGCCATGATGGCGGCGCTGGCGTGGCGCGGCGTCGTGACCTTGATCCTTTCGACCCCACCCGGCCCGGCATTTGCCGCGCCGGGTTTTTTCGTTTCATACGGATGGAGCAGCTTCCATGGGCATCCAGAACTTCCCGGCGATCCTGCAGCCGATCCTGCAGCAGGGCTTCCTGGAGCGTGAGTTCCAGCAGTCCATGCAGTCGCGGCTGGGCTACCGGGCGTGCGCGGACCGGCAGGACTTTCAGGTGGGGATCGGCGAGACGCTGACGAAGACCCGGGCGGGGCTGAAGCCGAGCGTGACCAGCCCGGTGCCGCCGCAGTTGAACACCAACTTGGACAACGGGCTGGTGCCGACGGGGTGGGGGGTGGAGCAGTACACGATCACGCTGAACCACTATGCCGCGACGACGGACCTGAACGTGGTCACGAGCCGGGTGGGGATTGCGTCGCAGTTCCTGCAGAACGCGGCCGTCAATGGCGAGCAGGCGGCTCGGTCCTTGGACGAGCTGGCGCGGAATGCGCTGTTTGCGCCGTATTTCGGCGGGAACACCCGGGTGCGGGTGGCGCTGGGATCGGCCGGGCCGGTGGTGGCGGTGGATGACCTGCGCGGGTTCACGTCGGCGTTCGTGAACGGGGTGCAGTCGCCGGTGGGGGCGACGACGACGTTGACGGTGACGATCGGCGCCGGGGTGTATGTGGTCGTGGGCTTCACGATGGATGCGTCTAACGTCAGCACGGCGCCGGGCGGGGTGTCGGGAACGCTCACGCTGTCTACGAACGTGAGCGTAGGCGACGGGGCGCTGGGGAGCGCGGTGCAGGCGGCCAATGCCTCGGTGGTGCTGCGGCCGGGCGGGCGGGCGACGACGGCGGCGTTGCAGGCAGGGGACACGCTGGCGATGGGGCCGCTGCTGGATGCCGTGGCGAAGCTGCGGATGAACGCGGTGCCGGAGATTGACGGGGCGTACAACTGCTACCTCGATCCCGTCAGCGCGCGGCAGTTGTTTGCGGACCAGGATTTCCAGCGGCTGTTCACGGGGGCGACGAGCGCCAACCAGGTGTTCCGCCGGGGCATGGTGAACGACTTCCTGGGGCTGCGGTTCGTGCCGACGACGGAGGCGTACGTGCAGCCGCATCCGACGATTGCGGGCGCGGTGGTGCGGCGGCCGATCGTGGTGGGCCAGGGGGCGCTGATCGAGGGCGACTTTGCGGGCATGGCGGCGCCGGACGTGGCGCCGCCGGACAGCATCGTGAGCATGGTGGACGGCATTGCGATGGTGACGCGGGAGCCGATTGACCGGCTGCAGCAGATCATTGCGCAGAGCTGGTACTGGATCGGCGGGTTCTGCGCGCCGTCCGATACGCTCACCAATCCGTCGGTGGTGCCGACGGCGACGAACGCGGCGTTCAAGCGGGCGGCGATCATTGAGCACGTGGGGTAGGCCGTGGCGGGGGCGTCGCTGACGGAGGCGGAGCTGACGGACGCCCGGCGGTTCCTGGGATACGCCGCGCATGGGGCCATGCGCGGCGGGGCGGCGAGCGTGTGGTTCTACCAGGCGTCGGCGGCGGTGGATGCGCGGCTGTCGCTGCTGTCGGAGTCCGAGGCCGGGGTGCTGCGAGGATACTTGCGGACGCTTGCGCAGATGGAGGCGGCGATCCCCGGGGTTGGGGAGGGGCTGGATACGGCGAGTGCGGCCGGGTGGGTGCGGAATGCTGGGGAGCTGGCGGAGCGGGAACGGCTGTTCGACGGGTGGCGCCGGCGGATGTGCGGGTTCCTGGGACTGCTGCCGGGGCCGGAGCTGCGGCGCGGTGGCGGGGTTGCGCTGGTGGTTTGAGGGGCTGGGGTGGGGGTGGGTTGGTGGCAGGGATGCGCTGGTTGAGCTGGGCAGCATTGGATTTGCTGACTGGGCCGACTGCTGCGCCGTGGCCAAGACCCCCTCCCCCCGGCCGTAAACCGTTTCACGGTTTGATCCCGGAGGGAGAGGAGGCAGGAAGGATGGATGGGGCTTTGTTGGCGGACCGGTTGAGCCGGGGGATGGGGGCGGCGGCGCGGGTGTTCGGGGTGCCGTATGACGCGTTCCGGCCGCGGGGGGCGGATGATCCCTTGCGGGCGGAGGGGCGGTTCCTGCGGTTGCCGGCGGCGTTCGACGGCGGGGACCCGGGTTACAAGCGGCCGGCGGGATGGGAGCGGGCGCTGCGGGGGACGTTCGATGCGGCTTACCTGCGGGTCGGTGATCTGTTGCAGGGGCCGCGGGGCGTGCTGTTCGTGGCGATGCTGCCGCCGTTGAACCGGCCGCTGTGCGTGCTGGCGAATGCGACGGTGTCGGCGGTGCGTCCGGCCGGGCCGGTGGCGGCGGGGTTGGGCGGGTATGGCGGGGCGGATGCTCCGGTGCCGGTGATGGATGGCTGGCCGGCGCAGGTGCTGGCGGCGGGCGGGGGACGCGGGTTCGGGCTGCCGCAGGATGGGGCGCTGGCCGGGTTTCATGTGCTGTTGCCGCTGGGTGCGCCGGTGTTGCGGACGGGGGATGCGCTGCAGGATGACGCCGGGCGCGGGTTCGTTGTGGGCAGCGTGGAGCTGACCGAGTTGGGATGGCGGCTGCATGTGCGGCAAGCGGGGGCATGATGCCGGACCAGGCGGATATCGAGCAGGCTTTGGCGGCGCTGGGCGCGGCGGCCCTGGCGGGTGATCCGGCTGACGTGCGGGTGTATCGCGGATGGCCGCGGGCGGCATCGCTGGAGGCGGACTTGCAGGCGGGGCGGGCGCATTTGTCCGTGACGCCGGGCGGGGCGGGGCGGGATGCGTCGCGGTATCCGGCGGAGTGGCAGGGCGCCGTGCCGGTGCCGACATTGCAGGTGGCGGTGGACGGGGAGACCGTAACGTTTGGCGGCTTGGCCGGGGCGGGGCAGGTGGCTGGGGTGCGGGTGGACGGGGTGGCCTATGCGTGCCGGCTGCGGGACGGCGACACGCCGGGGGTGGTGGCGGCGGTATTGGCAGCCTTGGTGCGGGCGGACCGTCCGGCGCTGGTGCAGGGTGCGGCCGTGGTGCTGCCGGACGGGCGGGACGTGCTGGCGCGGGTGGTAGCGGATGGCTCGGGCGGGACGGAGCTGCGGCGGCAGGTGCAGCCGATGCGGATGACCTTGTGGTGCCCGGCGCCGGATGTGCGGGACCGGTTGGCGGGGCGGCTGGATGTGGCGGTGGCGGCGGTGCCGGTGCTGGATGTGGGCGGCTGGGCGTGCCGGGTGCGGGATGCCGGCGGCATGACGACGGATGAGGGTGCCGCTGCCGGGGTTTGGCGGCGGGACCTGGTGTATCGGGTTGAGTATCCGACTGTGGCCGAGGAAGCCTTGCCGGCGATGCTTTGGGGTGTCATTGCGGCGGCGGGCCGATTGGCGGTGGGGTGAGGTAGTGCTGGTTGCCGGGGTCTGACTGTGGCGGGGATGGTGCTTGACGACCCTCTCACCCGGGCCCTCTCCCGGGGGGGAAAGCGGAGCGGTATCTGCTGTTGGACGCGATGGCATTTTGGATGGTGGCGGATGGCGCTGCGCTGATCCGCCCTACTTTGGGCGTATCAGCTCAGCCGAGTGCTCCGTCGGATGGGTCAGCGCAGGCGAGTGCAGCGCTACAGTAATGACCGGCTATTCGCCGACGGCTCGGGTGTTGCGGTTCTTTTTGTCCATGTAGAGCGTGATGGTGGAGTACTTGCACAGGTCCACGTTGCTCCACTCGGCCTTCACGTCATTGTCGTGGTACTTGACCATGATGTCGAACGTGCAGGCGGCGTTGTTGCGCGGGAAGGTGATGTTCACGGACTGGCCTGCGTCCAGCGTGTCCTCGCCCATGACGTCCTTGCCCCAGCGGCGGCTTGAGCGCGGGCTGACGTAGAGTTCGTCTATTTGGTAGCCGTTTTCGTTTTTCAGGGTGAAGTCCGCGCCGTTGGCGGCACGGGCCGATCCGGCCGGGACTGGTGGCGCGGCTGTGGATAGCAGCAGGGCGACGGCGAGCGGCACGGCACGTCGAAGCATGGCGGACTCCTGTGCTGCGGGCTGCTGTGACGCGGCAGCTACCTGGGTTTTCGCCAGGGATTTTAACGCCGGTCCAAAGATTTTTCGAGGGGAAAACAATGGAGCACCTGATCGTCGTGCGGCCGTTCGGGCCGCACGGGCTTGGCGACGTCATCACCGACGCCGCCGAGATCGAGCGCATCCTGGCCGGCGAGCATGCCGGGAGCGTCGTCCGCATCCATCCGCCGCAGGAGGTCTAGCCATGCCGATCGTGCAAGCAGGCACCATCAATACGACGGCGCTGGTGGTGCCGGACCTGTATGTGCAGGTGGTGCCACCGCAGAACCTGGTGCTGAACGGGGTGCCGACCAACGTCGTGGGCGTGGTGGGCAGCGCGAGCTGGGGGCCGGTGAACCAGCCGGTCGTCGTTGGCAGCATGGCCGACTATGCCCGGGGGTTTGGGCCGATTCAGGCCCGGCGGTTCGACATGGGCACCCAGGTGGCGACCGCGGTGCAGCAGGGGGCGCAGGCGTTCCGCTGCGTGCGTGTGACGGACGGGACCGACGTCGCGGCGAACTACGCGATGTTCTACGGCAACGGCGGGTATCCGGTGCTGCTGGCGGCGCGGTATTCGGGGTCGCTGGGCAACCAGATCGGGCTGGCGCTGCAGCCGGGGTCGGCGGCGGGGACCTGGCGGCTGACCTTGGGGCTGCCGGGCCAGGTTGCGGAGACGTTTGACAACCTGGCGGCGCCGACGCCGGCGGCGCTGTGGCAGAACTTGGTGAACGCGGTGAACCTGGGGCTGGGGCCGTTGCGCGGGCCGAGCCAGTTGTGCGTGGCGAGCCTGGGGTCGGGGACGGCGACGCCGCCCGCGGGGCTGCTGGGGCAAAGCCTGCTGAACGGCACGGACGGGGCTGCGGGCGTTGCGGCTGCGACGCTCGTGGGGCAGGACGGGCTGCCGCGGCGGGGGATGTATGCGCTGCGCGGGCAGGGCTGCAGCCTGATGGTGCTGGCGGATGCCGACGACCTGGGCTGGTGGGCGACGCAGGCCGGGTTCGCGCAACAGGAGGGGCTGTATGCCATCCTGACGGGGCCGGCGGGCGACGGGATCGCGCCGGCGGTGGCGGCGCGGCAGGCGGCCGGTTTGGACAGCCCGGCGGCGAAGCTGATGTTCGGCGACTGGGTGTACTGGAACGACCCGGTGGCCGGGGTGATCCGGCTGGTGAGCCCGCAGGGGTTCGTGGCGGGGCGGCTGGCCAACCTTTCGCCGGAGCAGAGCAGCCTGAACAAGCCGCTGTACGGCGTCGTGGGCACGCAACGGGCGGGGATGCCGGGCAGCGCGCAGACGAACGGCTACAGCACGGCGGAGCTGGCGGTGCTGCTGGGCGGGGGCGTTGACGTGATCGCCAACCCGCAGCCGGGCGGCAGCTTCTGGGGCGTGCGGGGCGGGCACAACAGCAGCAGCAACGCGGCGACGAACGGCGACAACTACACGCGGCTGACCAACTTCATCGCGCGGACGCTGGCGGCGGGGATGGGGCAGTATGTGGGGCAGGTGATCAATGCCGGGCTGTTCCGGCGGATACGCTCGACGCAGCTTGGGTTCCTGCAGGCGATGTTGGGGCAGGGGATTTTGGGGACGGTGGATGGCAGCTTGCCGTTCAGCGTGGTGTGCGACGCGAGCAACAACCCGCCGGCTCGGGCTGGGCTGGGGTATGTGCAGTCGGACGCGCAGGTGCAGTACCAGGCGATCAACGAGCGGTTCATCGTGAACCTGGAGGGCGGGCAGACGGTGCAGGTGACGCGGCAGACGCTGCCGGCTGGGCAGGTGGTCTGAGGCGGGCGGCGCCGGGCCGGATGTTGTTGCGGAGGTTAGTTTTTGAGGCTGAAATCCAGGGGCCGGGCGGAAGGTGCTTGCGGCCTCTGGATTGCCACGCCGCGAGAGCGGCTCGCAATGACGGGAAACGTCTTAAGTTCCAGTCCTGGCCGTCGGCGTTGCATCAGTTTCAGACGTTTGATTGGCTGTGGTTTGTTTGGATGCGGTGCAGCGGATGGCGCTTCGCTTAGTCACACCACGCCATTCACGCCGGTTTCGCCGTAGCGCCGGATTGGATTTCTGCTGTTTGTATGAGTTGGGCGCAGACCTTTTTGGGTTTGCTTGAGGGGGTGGGCGATGCCAGCAAACAATTTCTCGACGGGACGGGATTGCCAGTTGGTGGTGATCGGGCCGCCGATGGGTGGGGCTGCGGGGGTGCGGGTGGACTTGGCGCATGTGACGGCGTTCGAGAGCCGGCAGATGACGCATCCCGTGCGGATTGACCGGCTGGACGGGGTCCACTTGGCGGCGGAGCTGCCGAAGGGTTGGGAGGGGCACTTCGACCTGGAGCGGGGGAACTCGGCGGCTGACGACTTCATCGCGGCGATCGAGCAGGCGTGGCACACGCAGGGGCTGATCCAGGGGGCGACGCTGTACCAGTATATCAGCGAGGCCGATGGGAGCACGAGTACGTATCAGTTCGAGGCGGCGGTGTTCAAGCTGGTGAATGCGGGGTCTTGGAAGGGGGATGCGCCGGTGCGGCAGCGGCTGGACTTCTTTGCGAGCCGGCGGAAGCGGATTTAGGCTGGTTGTGCGGTAATTTGCCGCTGCGGCGCGCGTGATTTGTTTTGGGGTGGCTGAGACCCCCTCACCCCGACCCTCTTCCGTAGGGAGAGGGGGAAGAAAGAGGTATTTATGGAAACCCCAACTGAGCGGATCGTGACGGAGGCGGGACGGCCTTTGGCGGTGACGGATGCCACGGGACGGGTGCTGGAGGTGCGGCGGCCGGGGGCGTTGGACCGGTTGCGGCTGTTCAAGGCGGTCGGGCCGGCGCTGTCGGGCAATGACCGGTATGTGGGCTACGCGATGCTGGCCTACTGCGTGCAGGCGATTGACGGGGTGCCGGTGCCGGCGGCGGCGGGCGAGGCGCAGTTGGAGGCGCTGGTGGCCCGGCTGGGCGATACCGGGCTGCAGGCAGTGGGGGAGGTCCTGGCCGAGCCATCCGCTGGGGCGTCCGCCAGCCCAAACTAGGCGGCGCGGCCGGGGGGCCTGACCCGGCCGCGCTGCGTGGGCTGGTGGGGCAGGCGGACCTGGTGGACTGCCTGTTCCTGGTGCGGAACGGGGTGCCGCTGGACGTGGCGTTCTCGTTGGACGCGGGGGAGCGGACGGCATGGGTGATCGTGATCGGGCAAATGGACGGGCTGACGTGGGACTGGGAGGCGATGGCGTGGGTGACGCCGGGGTAGGCGGGGCTGGCGAGGCCAGGGCTGGGACATTTGGCGTGGACACACTGGTGGTGCGGGTGGAGGCGTTGCCGGACGTGCTGCACGCCGGTCCGCGCGGGGCGCCGCGGATGGCTCGGTTGCGGGAGGGGCGTTCCAGATGATTGACGCCTATGAGGTCGGGATCAATTTGGCGTTGCAGGATGGCGTGAGCGCCGGGCTGGGCGTCATCATGCAGGAGTTGCAGGCGCTGGATGCGGCGGTTGCGGCGACCTCGGCGCGGCTGGATGGGTTGGTTGGGCAGGCACGGGCGGCGGTTGCTGCGGCGTCTGGGGCTGCGTCTGGGGCTGCGTCTGGGGCGGTGCGTGTGGCGCAGCCGGCGGTGGCGGCGGTGCCGGGCGGCGTGCCGGAGGCGGTACCGGCCGGCCCCGGTGCCGCCGCCCGGCGGGAGGCCTCGGCGGCACCTGCGGCTGCGCAGGAGGTGCGCCTGGCTGCTGCGGCACCGGTGGCGGGCGTGGCGGCAGCTTCCACGGAGCTTTCGGCAGCGGCGGCCCCGGTTGCGAGGACGCCAACGGTTCTGGCGGCGGCACCTGTGCTGCCCGTGCCGGTCGCCCCTGCGGCACCGGCTGTTCCGGCGGCGGTGGCGTCAGCGCCGTTCGAGCTGCCAGCGGTGATGCGGGCCGGGGCCGTTGGGCCGCGTGACAGCACGGCGCCAACTGCGGAGGGTCCGCGGGCTGTGGCGGTGGCGGCACCCCGCGCTACGGGTTCGGCGATGGCGGCGGCGGGGCGGCTTGCGGGCGCGCCGGCAGCCCCGCGGGTGGATTTGGCGGTGCTGATGGGTCCGGTGACGATGGCACCGGCTATGCCGGCGGCGGGGCCGTTCGTGCAGCGCGTGCCGGTGGCGGGGCCGGTTGGGCTGGCTATGCCGGCGCCGGTGATTGCAGCAGTTGCCGCGCCTGGGCCGGCGCCGGTCCGGGCGCCGCGGATAGCGTCTGCTGCGCCTGCTGGGCCTGCGGGGGTGCCAATGCTGCCTGGCGCGGCTCCGTTTTCCGGGCGGCCGGCGACGCCGCCGCCGCCTGCAGCGGAGGGCGGGCGGGGCGGGGGCGACGTTGTGCTGGACGGGCGGCTGGTCGGGCAGTGGCTGGCGGACCGCATGGGGCGGGATGCGGCGCGGCCCAATGCGGGGACGACGGGGTTCGATGCCCGGCAGTCTCCGGCTTGGACGCCTGCGGGGACGCTGTAGCGGGGCTGCGGATGCCGGCGATGGGCCAGGTGGCACCTGGGGCGCGTGGGCCGGATGGTTGGGTCGTCTGGTTTGGGTTGGAGCTGCATTGGCCGGCACTGCCGTGGCGGGCGCTGAGGCTACTGGCGCTGAGGTTGGCTGGTGTCTGGGCGATCGGTGCCGGGACGACGGGTGCTGGGACGACCGGTGCTGGGACGACCGGTGCTGGCGGCCCCCTGGATTGCCGCGTCGCTGCGCTTCTCGCAATGACGATGGGAGGCGGTCCTCGCGGTGACTGGGATGCTGGCGCTCGCAATGACGAGGGATCCCGCCCCTCGCGATGACGAGGGATGCCGATCGTCGCAATGACGATCGAGGCCGGTTCTTGGAACAGTGAGACGTGCTGAGCGGCTGCCTGGCGCAGCAGATTTTGGAGGCGGGCATGTTGATCCTTGGTCCCATCCTGTTCGGGTCCTTCGAGGTCCCGCAGAGCATCACGCTGGGCGGGCGGCAGCGGCTGGCGGTGCATCAGTTGCCGGGTGGCGGGCGAGTGGTGGACGCGATGGGCGGGGATGACGGGGAGTTGGGATGGTCCGGCATCCTGTCCGGGCCGGAGGCGTCCGGGCGGGCGCGGGCGCTGGACCGGCTGCGGCGCGGCGGGTTGCCGTGGCCGTTGGCGTGGGACGGCTGGCGGTTCACGGTGATCGTGTCGCGGTTCGAGGCGGACAGCGCCGATCCCCACTGGATGCCATACCGGCTTTCGTCCGTCGTGGTGGCGGAGGGCGACGTGGCGGCGCCGGAGTTGCTGCCGCTGGCGCCGACGCTGGCGGAGGCTGTGGTGCTGGGCGCCGGGCCGGGGCTGGAGGACAGGTTGGCCCAGGCGGGCGCCGGGCTGGCCGGGCCGGATTTAGAGGGCGTGCTGGCGGCGGCGGGGCAGGCGGCCCGGCTGGCGGTGGCGCGGGCGTTCTCGGGCGCGCTGGGGGCGGCATGAGGGTCATCACGGTGGCGGGGGGCGACCTGTTCCGGCTGGCGCTGGAGCAGTTGGGCGATGCGACGCAGTGGAACCGGATTGCGGCGCTGAACGGGCTGGACGATCCGGTGCTGGACGGCTTGCAGACGCTGCGCCTGCCGGAGCGGGACGTGTCGGCTGGGGGCGGCGTTGCCCGTGCCGGGGCATGAGCACGCGGCAGCCGCGGCTGCAGGTGCTCGCGGACGGGTCGGCGCTGCCGGGCGCGATGTCGGCAGAGGTGAGCAGCAACAACCACCTGTCGGCGGACCGCTTCCGGGTGCGGTTCGCGGCGCGCGGGTTGGACCCGGCGGCGCTGCGGGGGCGGCTGGACGTGCAGGTGGGGCTGGACGGCGGGTGGACGAGCCTGCTGCTGGGGACGGCGGACAGCCTGCACTTCGATCCGATCCGCGGCACGCTGGACGTGGAGGGACGGGACCTGTCGGCGGCGCTGGTGGAGGCTCGGGTGGACGAGACCTTCGCCAACCGGACCAGCAGCGAGGTGGCGGAGCTGCTGGCGGCGCGGCATGGGCTGGAGGCCGACGTGACTGCCACCAGCGTGACGGTTGGGCGGCTGTATGGCAGCGAGCGGGACCGGCTGACGATGGGGCAATTCGCGCGGGCGACGACGGAGTGGGACCTGCTGGCGGCGCTGGCGGGTCAGGAGGGGTTCGACCTGTTCATGGACGGGCCTCGGCTGCACTTCGGGCCGCCGGACGGCGCCGATCCGGTGGTGCTGCCGGTGGGGGGCTGTGTGTCCCTGGAGTTGGAGCACCGGCTGGCGCTGGCGGATGTGCAGGTGCAGGTGCGGAGCTGGGGCACGCGGGCCGGGACGGCGGTCAGCGCCTCGGCCGGGAGCGGCGCGCGGCGGCATGGCGTGGTGCGGCCGAACCTGCCGCAGGACGAGGCGCAGCGGCTGGCGGAGCGGACCCTGGCCGACCTGCAACGGCACGAGTGGGCGGCGCACGTGGTGATGCCCGGCGAGTTGGGGCTGACGGCGCGCAGCCGGGTGCAGGTGCAGGGCGCCGGGCCGGGGTGGGACCGGGTGATGGCGGTGGCGGAGATTAGCCGGGGGCTGGATGTGCGGCGGGGGTTCTCGCAGCGGGTGACGCTGCAGGGGATACCGGGGCAGGCCGGTGCTGGGCAGGCCAGTGCTGGGCAGGGCGTGCCGGGGGGGGCTGCGGGTGGACAAGCTGCTTAATGCGATCAAGGGGCACACGGCGGCGCAGGGCGCTGCGGTGGGGCAGCCACGGTTCGGGGTGGTGACGTCGGTGGACCCACAGGCCGGGACGGCGCGGGTGCAGCTGCAGCCGGAGGGCGTGCTGACGGGGTGGCTGCCGCTGCTCAGT